AAAAGGAGGAGAGGGTTGATTTTGGTTCAGGTACAAAAGATGTATTCTGTACTTTACCAGCAAGTAAATCGGTTTTCTTGGACGCATCAGGAGATCCGGTAGGAGCAGCGTCAGCTGGCTTTGCATTAGCAATGGCGGTGGCGTTATAAAGGAATAAATTATGGCACAAAATTTTAGAAACGATTTACAAAGAAACGTCGGAACATCAGAAGTTACTCTAATAACTGGTGGAGACTTTGATGCAGTTATCGGAATAAGATGTTGCAACGTTCTTACCTCTACTATTGAAGTAGATGTATTTATCGAGAATAGTAGTAATGATCACTTTCTTGCAAAAGGTGTGGTTGTACCACCAAATTCTGCGATAGAATTAATTCAAGGTGGGGCAAAAATTGTTTTAAAAAATGGTGATGTATTAAAAGCTAAAAGTAATACTGCTTCTAGTTTAGATATTGTCACTTCATTTATAGACGATATTAGTTCGTAAGGAGGAAATATGACGGCAATAGTAAACGGTGTTCAATACATTGGAGGTCAAACATCTCCAGATGAATTTATAAAAAATCAAGCGTCAACAATTGACGGAACTCAAACAATAGACAGTGCAGTTCTTGCAGGACCTATTACTGTTCCTGCAACTATAACAGTAACGGGGACTTTAGTAATAGTGTAATGTCAAAAATAGAAGTAAATAAAATAGGACCACAATGCGGAACCACTTTGACAGTAGGTTGTGGTGCAGGTCAGACAGTAGCTGTAGATGCAAACACAGTAACTATAGGTCGTTGTGGTGGGACTGTAGCTTTAGCTTCGGGTGCCACACAATCAGGATTTGGAAGATCTGGTTCTGTTGATTGGCAAACAACACCAAAGACTACAACATTTACAGCAGCAAATGGTGAAGGATATTTTATAAATTCTGGAAGTGCAATAACAATGAATTTACCAGCAGGATCTGCTGGAGCTATTGTGGCAGTAGCCGATTACGCAAGAAATTTTTCAACACATAATTTTACAATTTCAGCTAATGGTTCTGAAAAAATTGGTGGGGTAACAGATGATGCAGTTTTAAGAGTTGATGGTCAAGCTGCAACTTTTGTTTATGTTGACTCTACTAAAGGTTGGGTAAATGTTCAAAATGCAGAGGATACAGAAACAGGTGAAGTACCAGCGTATATAGCAGCAACAGGTGGAACAGTTGCAACTGTTTGCACAAATTATAAAGTACATACATTTACAGGACCAGGAACATTTTGTATTTCAGCAGGTGCTGGACCTTTATCCGTACTTGATTATATGGTAATAGCCGGTGGTGGTGGAGCTGGTGGTTCTACTAGTCCTGGTGGTGGTGGAGCTGGAGGTGGAGCAGGTGGTTTTAGAGAATCAAAAGTTGCAGCAACATCAGGTTGTTGGACAGCTTCTCCTTTAGCAGCAACATCATCTTTAGGACCTTTTAGTCCTGGAGCAATTGCAGTTACGGTTGGAGCAGGTGGAACAGGAAAAGGACCAGGAGCTTATGTAAATGGATTTGGTTCAAATTCAACTTTTAGCACAATAACATCTGTAGGAGGTGGCGATGGTGGAATGAATAATAGTCCTGGACAAGTTAGACCTGTAACCAAAGGATCAAATGGAACTCCTTCAACAAGCACATATGTTGGTGGACAAGGTGGATCTGGAGGTGGAGGTGGATTTTTTACTAATGTTGGTGGACTTGGAAATGAGCCCCCTGTTAGTCCACCACAAGGAAATAGTGGTGGAACAGGAGCAGCAGCACCAAAATATTCTGGTGGTGGTGGAGGTGGTGCCGGAGCAGCTGGAAGTGCTGCAGGACCAGGAGCTGGAGGTAATGGAGGTGCAGGTGTAACTACAAATATTACAGGATCACCAGTGACTTATGCTGGTGGAGGAGGTGGAGCTTCTACCAATAGCACTGATGGTTCAGGAGGATCAGGCGGAGGTGGCTCTGGAACTTCTCCTGGTGGTACAGGAGGTGCAGGGTCAGCTAACACTGGTGGTGGTGGAGGTGCTGGTGGATCACCTGGAAATGCCAATGGTGGCGCTGGAGGTTCAGGTATTGTAGTGATAAGATATAGGTTCCAAGCATAGATAAATTATGACAAGTACAATTAAAGTAAACAATATACAAAACCAATGCGGTGCAAACATCATTAACGAGAATAGTAATACTATTACTATTGGCGCTAGTGGTGATACGATTACTTTAGCATCAGGTGCATCACAATCAGGATTTGGAAGAACAGGAACTGTTGACTGGCAAACAGGAGACATTAAAACATCAACTTTTACAGCAGAAAGTGGAAAAGGATATTTTTGTGATACAAATGGTGGTGCTTTTGAAGTAGATTTACCAGCAGGTTCTGCTGGCGCCATTGTTTCATTTCAAGATTACAGAAATACATTTGATACAGCTGCTTTAACAATAGACCCTAATGGTTCAGAAAAAATTAATGGTGGTGATGCAGGAGGACCCATACAATTAAATAGTGAAGGTGAAGGTGCAACATTAGTTTACATAGATTCAATAATTGGTTGGAGATCAATTCATCAATCTGTTTTTTCTGATGTAGGTGATAATTCTGCATATGTAACGGCATCTGGTGGAACAGAATCAACTTGTGGTGATTTTAAAATTCATAAATTTACAGGACCAGGAACATTTGCGGTAACTTGTGCAGGTAATGCGTGTGGATCAAACACCGTAGATTATCTGGTAGTTGCTGGTGGTGGTGGTGGAGCTGGTGGTGGTAATTATCAATACCCTAGAGGTGCGGGTGCAGGTGGTGGCGGTGGTGTAAGATTATCTGCAACAACATATACAAATTCAGGACCAAGTGCCCCTAGAAGTGCTTGTGTATCAGCTTTATCAGTTCCAGTAGCATCTTATCCAATTACAGTTGGTGGTGGAGGAGCAGCAGGAGTAGGTGGACCTGGTGCTGGTGATGGAGGAACAGGAGGTGTTTCAACTTTTTCTACAATAACATCTGCTGGTGGTGCTAAAGGTGCAGGGCACTGTCACACATATCAGGGACAAGACGGAGGATCTGGAGGTAGTGGTGCAAATGCATCTACTGCAGGAGATGGAAACGTTCCTCCTGTAAGTCCACCTCAAGGAATGCCTGGAGGTAACGGTGGTGCAAGTAGTGGAAACTTTGCTGGTGGAGGTGGTGGAGGTTTTATGACCGCTGGATCAGTAGGTAATCCAGGAGGACAAGCAGGACCTGGAGGTGCTGGAGGTGGTTATCCAAGTGCAATGGGAACTGATGGACAACCTTCTGGTGGTCAATATTATGTATCCGGCGGTGGCGGTGGCGGTAACGGTTATGGTGGACCCGGTGGATCGGGCGGTTTAGGTGGTGGTGGATCTGGTTCAAGTGGATCAACTGCAGCATCAGCAACTCATCACGGTGGTGGCGGTGGTGGAGCTGGTTCTGGTTCAAGTGGAGCCACTACTACTGGAGGTGCTGGTTCAGGAGGGTTAGTAATAATAAGGTATAAATTTCAAAATTAAGTAAATTATGAGTGAAATAAAAGTAAATAAAATTAGTCCAAGAACAAATTGTGGTACTGTCACATTAGGAGATAGTGGAGATACTATTGCTTTAGGAGCTGGTGCAAGTCAAACAGGATTCGGAAGAACAGGAACTGTTGATTGGGAAACAACAAAAAAAACAGCGGATTTTACAGCAACTAATGGTGAAGGGTATTTTGTAGATTCATCTAGTTCAACTATAACTGTAACACTTCCTGCCTCACCTTCAGCAGGAAACATTGTATCAGTTTCAGATTATAATAATTCTGCAGCAACTAATACTATAATTATTGCAAGAAATGGATCTAATATTAATGGAAGTGCTGCTAATTATGATATTACAAAAGGAAATTCATCAGTAACTTTTGTTTATGTAGATGCAACAGCAGGGTGGACAGCTGTACAAACTTCAAATACAAGTGATAACCAAAGTCCTTTTTTAGTAGCATCAGGTGGAACAGAAACAACTTGTGGAGATTTTAAAATTCATACTTTTACAGGTCCAGGAACTTTTTCAGTTTCTAAAATTTCTTGCACACCTGCAGAAAATACTGTTGGTTATATGGTAGTAGCAGGTGGTGGAGGTGGTGGACTTGGTGTTACAAATAGTGGTGGTGGAGGAGGAGCAGGTGGTTACAGAGAAGGTAGAAATACACCAGTAGATAATTTTACAGCATCACCTTTAGTAGCAAATGCTCCGACAAACGCAGTTACAGTTACAGCAACTTCATTTCCTATTACAGTAGGTGGAGGTGGAGGTGGTATTACGCTGCCTAGTAATGGTCAAGGTAATTCTGGTAGTAATTCAGTATTTTCAACAATCACCTCTACTGGTGGTGGAGGTGGAGGATCACAAAATTCTCCTACTACTGGTGCTGGTGCTAATGGTGGCTCTGGTGGAGGTGCTGCTTTTAATTCTAGTGGAGCTTCTGGAGGATCAGGTAATACACCTTCTGTAAGTCCAGCACAAGGTACAGATGGTGGTGATAATGCTAATGATGGAGGACAACAAGCAGCTTCTGGCGGTGGAGGAGCAGCTGCTGCTGGAACAGGTGTTCCTCAAAGTCCAACTCCAGCATCTGGAAGGCAAGGAAATGGTGGTAATGGTGTTTCATCTTCAATAACAGGTTCATCAGTTACAAGAGCTGGAGGAGGAGGTGGAAATATAGCTGATACCCCTACTGCTGGTGCATCAGGTGGCTCTGGTGGTGGAGGTCCAGGTGGAGTTGCTGGAACAGTTAATACTGGTAGCGGTGGAGGTGGTGGACAAACAAATAATCCTGGTTCAACTTGTTCTCCTAGTGGTGGTGGAGGTTCAGGAATAGTTGTAATAAGGTATAAATTTCAATAGTTGAATGGTAATTAAAATTAATATATAAGGAGAAACATTATGGCACATTTTGCAAAACTAGGAGCTAACGGAAAAGTTATTCAAGTTTTAACTATGGATAATGATAAGATGTTAAATGCTGATGGTGTTGAAGACGAAACAGTAGGTCAACAGTGGTTAGAGACACACAACAACTGGCCTGCACAAATGTGGATTCAAACATCTTACAATACATCAGGTAATACACATAACTCTGGCGATAACTCAAAAGCATTTAGAGGAAACTATGCAGGTATAGGTTATACGTGGGACGAGGATGATCAAATCTTTTGGCCTAAAAAACCATACGCATCTTGGGTAAAAGATAATACAACTGCATCTTGGAAATCACCGATCGGTGATGCTCCTGCATTAACAACTGAACAAGAAGATCAGAATACACCTGCAGATGAAAATACACCAGCCACTCATCAATGGCACTATGTCTGGAATGAAGACAATCAATCCTGGGACTTGACAGACGGAATGGCATAATTTATATCTGGTGGTGGTATGCAAAAGAAAGTATTATCTGAACAAGCTCTATATTATGGTGATGTGGCGATGCCTAAAGATTGGGACATTGACCGAGATAAATTACAAAACGATATTTTAAAATCACAAATTACAGACTCACCTTTTCCATTTTCTCGAACATTCGATATGTTAAATACTTATATGAGAGATCATATTGGTTTAGAATATGGATTTACTTTAATTAACAAAGAAACGTGGGGAAATGTGTATAAACCTGCGGAGACTACAATTCCATTATTAAATATAGATCCTGTAGATTTACGAAACTCACCAGACTTTACACTACTATATGGTGTAAAAGTTAAAGATTGTATGGTTCGAATATACTTTGAAGATAACAGACGTAAAGGTAGATCTTGGGATATACCATTGGAAAACAATAAATTTATTATGTTTCCATCAACTAATATGTATTACATAACTAATAATCAAAAGGATAGTTTGAACTTTGTACAAACTATAACGTATGAATATATCTAATTATTATTGGTATTTTAAAGGTGCACTAACACCTAGATTTTGTGATGAAGTCATAAAATATGCTAATGCACAAAAAGAAGTTATGGCTAGAACAGGTGGCTATGGTGATAGAAAATTAAAAAAAGAAGAAGTGTTAGATTTAAAAAGAAAAAGAAATTCTGATTTAGTATGGCTTAATGATACTTGGATATATAAAGAATTACATCCATATGTTCACGAAGCTAATAGAAATGCTGGTTGGAATTTTGATTGGGAAAGATCCGAGTCTTGTCAATTTACAAAATATAAATTAAATCAATATTATGATTGGCATTGTGATAGTTGGGATAAACCTTATGATAGGAAAGATCCTAATGATCCAGAACACGGAAGAATTAGAAAACTATCTATGACTTGTCAGTTAACAGATGGATCAGAATATCAGGGTGGTGAATTAGAATTTGATTTTAGAAACTATGATCCACATATGAGAGACGAATCAAAACATAGAATACAATGCAAAGAGATATTACCAAAAGGATCTATTATTGTATTTCCTAGTTTTGTATGGCATAGAGTTAAACCAGTAACATCAGGCACAAGATATAGTCTTGTGGTATGGCATTTAGG